GCACTCAAGATTTTAAAGGTAACTCAAAAATCAATCCTTGTTGGTTACGATAAAGGCACAGAAGAAAACGCAAGAGCCGAAGGCAACATTCTTGGAAGCTATGGCGGCGATCCAAACCCTAAAAAGGCTCGGGATTTTCTTGGCATAACTGATAATGAGTTATTAAAAATCATTAAATATGTAAAGAAAAACGTATGAGTAAAGCACGCCTCCAACTTGCTGCAATCGTTAAGAGAATAGAAAAATCCGTTAACGATAATTTGACTAATGAAGTTCTAGGAGAGCTCGGACTTAAGGCTGTTGAAATTGTCAGAAAAAGAACAAGGCTTGGTTATGGAGTCACAAAGCAATTTGGGGAGCGTGGTAAATTAGCACCACTAAGCCCTAATTATGTCGAACAAAGGCGCATGTTCAACCAACTTGCGGCTTATACAACTCCAAAGAAATCAAACCTAACACGCACCGGGCAGATGCTTGAGTCTCTAGGCGTTACTGTCAAGGGCACTACAGTTATCATTAGGCCCGAAGGCGTTAGAACTGACGGCAAAAGAAACGAAGACGTTGCGAGGTGGAACCAAAAGGGCGCCGTGGGCCAAAGAAAAGATGGCTCGTTGTGGGTTAGGCCGGAGCGTATTTTCTTAAATATATCTGGTAACGAATATAACCAGCTTTTAAGATTCTATCGCAAAACGTTTGGGGATTTGCTAAGAAAAAGAAAAGTGATATAATTTTTAATAGTTTTAACCAAGGATGGAAATATGAACGAGCAGAAAGTCCCTGAGGGACAATCTGGTCAGCTTGAAGCTGCATCAGAGAATCAAGAGCAAAGTAAGTCTACCATTTCTTATGATACGCACCGGAAGCTACTTGACGAAAAGAAAAAGCTGCAAGCACAACTTGAAGCCTTATCCGTCAAAGAAAGAGAACGTGAAGAAGCTGACGCAAAAAAGCGTGGCGACTATGAAACGTTGCTGAAAGTTCGTGATGAGGAGTTGAACCGTGAACGCAAAGAGAGGCAGGAGCTATCCGAGCGAATTTCTCACGGCCTAAAGATGAACTGCGTAATCGACGCTCTGGGCGGTATCGTTGACCAAAAATGGTATAAACTGATTGATACATCAGAAGTAGCAATCAATCCAGAATCTGGTGAAGTTGACATGATGACCGTTGCAAGAGTGGCTGAGTCACTTAAAAAACAATGGCCAGAAATGATTCAGAGAACCGCAAAGCTACCAGCTACAGCACCTCAAGGGCTTAATGGCGGCGCAGGAAAAATTACTGAATCAGAGTGGAAAACTTTAACATCAACTTCCGATATGAAAAAATGGAAGCGAGATCAGATTGTTTGGGGACAATAAACAAATAATAAAATTTAGGGAGTCCAAATCATGGCAAGTACAAATCTAACCGACGTACAATATCAAGTACAAAAATACTGGTCACCGATGGCTACTAAGCAATTGCGTGAAAGTCTTTTGCTCGGTTCCATTGTTAATAAAGAATATAGCGGCGAAATCGTCAAAGGTGGCGACCAAGTTCGTGTTTACAGCGTCAACGCTCCAACGGCAACTACTAAAACTGTAGGCGCTGTTGACAGCAACACATTCTCTCCATCTGCAATCTCAACAAGCTACGTTGACGTAAAAGCTGATAAGCACGTCACGGCGGCCTTTGAGTTTGCTGACGAAGTAGAGCTAATGTCTTTGATTGACCGTGAAAATCCTGAGGTTATGCAATCTCTAGTTTTCTCGGTTGAAAAAGCTGTCAACGCTGCTTTGTATACTGCTCTAGTACCTTCTGCAGCTGCTCCTGACCACCAAATTGTAAAAGCCACTATGGACGCTTCTGCATTGCTTGATGTTCGTAAGCTTTGCTCTGCTGCTAAGTGGGATCAGCTAAAAGGCTGGTACGGTCTTCTTGATCCAAAGTATTACAGCGATGTACTTGCTTCTCAGACGCTTGTTAGCTCTGACTTTGGCGCTGCTGATACTCCAGTAATCGGCGGACGTGTTGGCCTTCGTCGTTACGGAATGCAACTAGCAGAAGACAATTCTTTGGCAGAAGGCACAGCGTTCTTCCTGCATCCAGATGCACTTTTGATGGTCATGGCGAAAGATATGGCTATTAAAGTTTCCGATCTTCACCCAACTGGTAAGCATGGCATTTTGATGTCTGTTGACCTTATTTTCGGTGTAGTTCTTGGAATCGAAGGCGCTAAGAAGTGTATTAAAGTCACTACTGCCTAATTAAAATCATGAGAGGGGGGCTTCTGCCCCTCTCTTTTGGTGGAGTATTTTCATGATAGCTTTTGATTCTCTTAACCCATACGACACCATGGGCTATATTGTTGGGCGTGATCCCGGTGATCTTATAAATAAATTGCGTGAAATTAGAACACCGATTAAGATTCATTTTATTGTTCAACAAGGTTCCAATCATGTTGCCTATTTCACGGGCGACGTAAGAACAAAAAAGGTTGAATCTGATGTCACTACCGAAAACGCTCCAAGACAGAGAGTACGAAAAGTTTGACGTAAATGATGACGGTGAAGTCATCGTTCGAACTTCTCTTACGGGCGATATAACCGGTGAGTTCACGCCTACTGGTCTTAAAAATGGCGGGCGAGTAACAGAGGTTACTTTATCAGATTCGGCGTGGACAGCTTTACCACCGAGCGGGGCGCTTTTGAACCGTAACGCTATAAATATTCAAAACTATTCTGGTTCTCAAATCAAAATAAATTACGTTTCTAATGTTGGCTATATAGGCACTCTTATTAACGATAACTCAGAGCGCAACTACGATATAACCGAGCACATTCAACTCTATGCCCGTGCTGAAGTTGGAGCCCCGGTAATCATTCTTGAGGAAATTAGTTAATGGCTTTTGTAGTTCCAGTTACAGCGGGAAGCGATTGGCATTGCGGCTGGTCTACGATACCATTCAACTCGATTGTCAAAATAATTGAAAATAGAATTTCTGTCACCTTCGGGCCTTTAGAACTTGAAGGCACTTTGTTTCTTGAAGGCACTTTAATTCTTGAGGCTTGAATATGTCTAATAGTAAAATTCGTTGGACAGCCATACCGGAACCCGAATCACCTCCATCAAACCGGGTGATGATGTGGTATGATGAAGACGATCAAATATTTAAAATTAAGCGTGATAATGGCGTTGCGGAAGCATTGGCTGGCGGTACAATTGTAGCTAACACGGAAAAACTTCTGTGCGTTGTGCGCAACCAAACAGGCTTTACAATACCCAAAAAGACAGCGGTATATATTTCAGGGGCCAGCGGCAATAGGCCGCTTGTTAGTTTATCTATAGCCTCAACAGAAGCTGGAAGCTCTAAAACTTTTGGCATTACTCAGCAAGACATTCTTCATAACGGTACTGGTTATGTCGTCGTCGAAGGGCAATTGACGACAGTTAACACAAGCATGTTTACCGAAGGCCAAGCCCTTTACTTATCTCCAACCGTTCCGGGCGGGCTAACGACAACCAAGCCAAGTGCACCCAACCATATGGTGTTTTGTGGTTACGTAGTTAGGTCTCACAATATTGACGGTGTTATTGAAGTTAAGATTCAAAACGGATTTGAACTTGAAGAGTTACATAACGTTTCTATCACCTCACCTGCAAATGGCGATCTTTTACAATACGAATCTGCAACTGGACTTTGGAAAAATGTCACATCGTCATCTATTGCCGGCAAGGTTTTTAAAGTAGAATATTTCACGCTAGACGCTAACCAAATAAGTGAAAAAGAAGTTGGCTTGCAACATACTCCAAGCGACGCAACAAGCGTTATGCTTGATGTAATAGGTTCGACTGCCCAAGTTTACGGTACTGACTACTCGGTGGTATCATATAACCTATCTTGGTTGGGCGGGCCACTTGACGGCTTACTGTCTGTTGGCGATAGAATAAGAGTGAGCTATCAATATCAATCATAAGAGGGAATAAAAATGGCAATGTTAAAAGGTAAGTTTGTAAGCAAAGATGAGGCTATTCAATCGAGTATTGATCCCGCAACGGGTGAAGACTTAGCAAGAAAATCTTACGTCGACTCAACTGCAGCCGCAGCCGCTGCTGCTATTGACCTGTCTAGTAAGGCAGATTTAGTTGACGGAAAAGTACCTTCGACACAATTGCCTAGCTACGTTGATGACGTGCTTGAATACGACGATCTTGCTGCGTTCCCTGCCACCGGCGAAACTAGCAAAATTTACGTCACAAAAGATACTAATAAAACGTATCGCTGGAGCGGTTCTTCTTACATTGAAATTTCTGCAAGCCCCGGCTCAACTGACGCTGTAGCAGAAGGTTCAACTAATCTTTATTACACAGATGCTCGTGCAAAAGCTGCAGCTGTTGGCGACGCCATCGTTGATGGGGTTGTAGACGTAGCAGCTTCACAAAATGCTGTCTTTGATGCTCTTGCTCTTAAGCAGGCAAGCCTTGGAACTGGCACTACTGATCAATTTCTTCGTGGCGATTTGTCCTGGCAAGAAGTCGCAACCTCGGTTGGGATTGCCCAAGTTAAAATTGTAAGCAAAGGCGGCGTTGACGCAACAGGCGATGGTACTTTGACCAAGCCCTATGCTACCGTTGGCGCTGCAATGGCAAGCATTACTGATGCCTCTCCTACAAAGCGTTATCTTATTAAAGTGCAGGCAGGAGCTTACACTGAAGGCGCATTGGCACTCAAAGCCAACGTCTTTATTTGTGGTGATCAAAAAGAAGCAGTCCGCATTAGTGCATCAAGCTTTTCTTTGGCTTCTGATTTTAGCGGCTCGGCTGATAACCGCTCTGGTATGTCGAAACTTATAATTGCGGCAGGGAATGCAAACTTTGATTGGGGTGCCGTAACTTCAGCAGCAGGTAAACTTTACTTTAGCGAAGTTTCTACAAATGGTTCAGTGACTTTGACAGGTCACAATAATGCTACTGCTCAAGCCCAATTTGATTCATGTATATTTTTTGCGGCACTGACAATTAGCGGTATCAATGTCGGGTTATTTACTAACAACGTTTCCTACAGCAGCATTACACTTAATCAGCATCCAGGTGGTGGAATGCCCACCATTTTAAACGCCATTGGTGGAAGTTGCGGAACAATAAGAGCAAACACTACTGTCAATGATTTTAACAGACGTTGTAGTTTATTCTTAAAAAGTTTCTTCTCTGATGATTTGATCATTGATGGCCCATCTTCTTATGCTGACGCCGACCTTGATTCTCAAGGAAAAAACAGCACACAAAAATTGAATGGTGGTACTCTTGTTGCCATTACATCAAGGCTAAACCACGCTCTTGATACTCAAATGCTAAAGCCAATTGCAAACAACGCTCATAATTTGGGTGATTGGGCCAAGCAGTGGATGTTCAACTTTGCGTATGTACACGCTTCATCCGGTACAGACATGTACCTGTTGTCTGCGATGGAAAATTACGATGCAGCAGGTGATACTGTTGGCCGCAATATTTTCATCACACCAGATGGATACGGTCTACAGACTAACGTATCTGGCGGTAATGTAGAGATTGAGACTGCTGCTGTAAGTGGCACAGGCGTTCGTGGAAAAGTTCAAATCAAAGCTAAAGAGCTTGATATGACTGCTACGAAAATCAGAAATCTTGCTAACGCCACAGATTCTACTGACGCATTAAATAAAGGCCAGCTAGATTCTGCAGTTTCAACGCTCAGTATTGAAATTTCTGGTAAACAAGCAAGCCTTGGCACTGGCACCACAAGCGAATATCTTAGAGGTGATTTAACTTGGCAAGCCGTACCCGCTGCGTTAGTTGCTAAAAAAGAAACTTTTATTCTCTCATCAACCGATTTAAGCAATGGTTATATTGATTGCGCTCATCTATCGGCAGCTGATTCTATGCTTTTAGTCACTGGCGGTATTCCTCACCAAGAGGGAGTTTCAGAAGACTACGTGCTTTCTAATGTTGGCGGCGTGACTAGAATCACTTTTAACGCTGGCCTATTGGCTAAGTTATCCGTAGGCGATAGAGTTTACGTAATGTATCAAAAATAAGGGGAAAAAAAATGCCAGCACCTAAACCGATCGAAGTTCCTGTTGAAGACAAAAGACCAAATGAACCCGGGCCAGTACCAGAAGTTTAAGAGGTAAATTATGACCGTCAGCCTTATAACTCAGCGTGTAATACATGAGACAACAGATATTTCTGTTGCTGTTTCCGACTTCAGAGTTGGGGATTATGCTCTAAGTTATTTGGCTGGCGAGTTCATTTACATCGGAGCAAGTAGCCCCTTTAATAATGTATGGATGGAACTCTCAACCCCTGAAACTGCAAGCGTTGGAATGCCAACTATCGAGGTTTGGTATAACGGATCATGGTCTCCTGTAGTTGATATTATTGACCAAACCGAAGGGCTTACAAAATCAGGAAGAATTTCGTGGTCATTGCATATTGATAGCGGTTGGAATTTAGAACAAAAAAGTGAAACGGTCGGATTGAACACGTTTCAAATATATAATCGCTATTGGCTTAGAATGTCTTGGGCGTCGGCATTTTCTGTTGAGTTAAGTTATATCGGCCAGAAATTTAGTACAGACTCAGTTTTGTCTGCGATGTACCCCGACCTAATGCAGGCAGCTATATTAAACGGATTTAAAGCCGGTAAAATAAATTGGGACGAACAGCACTTTATGGCTTCAGAATCTGTTGTCAAAGAAATCAGAAAAAGAAATCTAGTTTTAGATAGAAATCAAATCTTTGATTGGACAGTTTTCGAAGACGCTTCTAGCCACAAGGTGGCGGAAATTGTTTACCATGCTTTTGGAGCTCCATACCGTGAGCACGTCATGATGGCAAATAAGCGTTACCAAGAAGAACTTAACTCAAGATTTTACGTTGTTGATGTAAATCAAAATGGCCACATTGAACAGGGTGAAATCTACAATAAATCTGGCTGGCTAACACGATGACCAAAATTGCTGAAATATATGATGAAATTATCAACAAGCTATCCACAGAGCTTCCAACGTTTCAGCGTGTACCAAACCCTTACTCATTAGATGAGAATACAGCTATACTTCTGCGCAAAGCTTACGGCCTTGCAATTGGAGCGGGAACTAATACCGAACGTTATGTCGGATGTATAGCTACATGGGAGCGCTCTTATACGATTGGCCTTGTGACACAGGTTATCACAACTGAAAATGACACTTTGGGCCGTGCCTCTGTTGAAAAGGATATTGTGGACGCCCATGGTGCTTTATTGTTAGCATTCGAAGCAGATTCAACTCTTAGCGGCAAGTGCATCAAGGCGGTAATTGCCGATGACGGTGGTATCAACTACATACAAGGGGCTCAGAGTAAGTATCTTGCCCTAGAGATTACGTTGCGTGTAGAATATCAGGAGCAAACTTAAATCTTTTCATAGTTTAGGAGCCAAAAAGATGGCATCAATTCAGACAAGAAATAGCGTTCTCGCTATCAAAAAAGAAACAAGCGAAGGCGTTCCAGCGAAGCCATCCGCTGCAACTGACTATGTAGCGTTGCAAGATGACTTTTCTATGCAAGGCGGTTTTAACTTGCTTGATAACGCTGAATTAAAAGCGTCCATCGGTACTGCTAAAAGCATCATCGGCGGTGAAGCACCTAGCGCAAGCCTTTCACACTACCTTCGAGCATCTGGCGTTGAAGGCCAAGCACCAAACTACAGCCTTCTTTTAGAAGCTTGCCTTGGTGCTACGTCGGTCGCAGCGACTGAGTATGACACAATTGCAGGCTCAACTGCTGCTGCGTTAAAAGTTGGTGCCGGTGAAGGCGCTCAATTTGAACGTGGTGAAGCTGTTTTAATTAAAGATGCTGCAAACGGTTACCGTATCCGTTGCGTTGACTCTGTTGCTAGCGATGACCTAACACTTAGCTTTGAAACTCCCGTCGCAACTCCTGCAGCTATTAACCTGGGCAAATGCGTTCTTTATAAGCCAGCTAACGACTCGCACCCGACGCTTACACTCTGGCACTACCTCGGACAAGGCGGCGCTCTTCAGGCAATGGCAGGAAGCCGTGTAACGAGTGCATCGTTTGATATCTCTGCCGGCGAACTTATCAACGCAAGCTACAACCTTGAGGGCGTTGGTTTCTACTTTGACCCTATGGAAGTTGAAGCTGGAGCAAACAAAATTGACTTTGATATTGGTGCTGGAACTATTACGGCAATTGTACCTGTCAAATTATATAAAACACCTATCGAACTTGCTGACGCTGTTGCAACTTCTATGAGTGCCGCTGCTGGCGTAACTATCACATGTGAATATAGCTCTGCTGATGGTAAATTTACCGTTGCTAAAGCTTCTGGAACTCTTGCCGTAGATTGGCTAACTGGCACTGATTCTATCGGCGCTGTTCTAGGCTTTACGGCTGACGACACTGGAGCACTTAGCTATCAGTCTGACGCAGCTGTTGACTTTAGCTCTCCTCAAAATCCATCGTTCGATAACGCCGACCCATTGGCCGCAAAAGATAATGAAGTGATGATTGGCTTTGCCTCTGAGTTTGCTTGCTTTAAAGCATCTGCCGTTAGCATGACGATTGATACTCCTAAAGCTGATATCCCTTCGGTATGTTCAGCTTCTGGTATTCAAGGCTCTATCGTTCAAAGCCGCTCGGTTACTATTACTGTCTCTGCTTTGCTTGAAAAATATGACGCAAAACAATTTGAGCGTTTCCGCCAAAATGCTGACGTAAAATTCCAATATAGTTTTGGTCAAAAAACAGGTGGTAACTGGACACCGGGTAAGGCAGGATGCCTTTATGTACCAACCGCAACGCTTTCTTCATTCGCTGTATCTGATGCAGATGGCTTGGCTCAACTTGATATTGAGCTAAAAGCTTTTGTAAATTCAAACGGTGACGGTGAAGTTTACGTTGCCTTTGTTTAAGGGCAATTATGAAAACAATTAAAATAGTTCCGACAGTTTGTAAGGGTGATAACGCTACTTGGGAAGGTAGCGTAACGCTCAGAATGCCGACGTTTGATGAAAAATTTGATTACTTAGAAAAGATTCAAATTTCTGTCAATGATGAAGGAACCGTTGAAGGTAGCCAAAACCAAAAGTTAAAATCAATTCGTGAAATGGTGAAGCTATCCAAAGATCACTATCTTGAAGTTGATTTAAAATCAAAAGCAACAAAAGAAGAAGTTAAGTCTTTTGACGAGATGCAATACGTTGACGACCTTCACGGGGCTCTTGTTGAAATTGCTGGCATGATGCTTAATGGTTTTAAATTGGGAAACGGTTGAAGGCCGCTATCAGAATGCAAACAAGGGCCAGTTATAGAGGCTCTTTAATGCAAAATGAAGCGGCACCCTTTATTGCCGAATACTCTCAGCGCAAGAGGCTTGCTAAACTTGGTTATACTTCAAATATATCCGAGCTATGTGCACTTAAAGCTGAGATTTTTGGTATAATCGACGTTGAACTTGATAAATGCCAAGCCGATGACATGAGGTCAAAACATGGCAGAAAATGACGTAACTATCCAAATAAAAGTTGAAGCCAAGGATGCACAGGCGGCAATTGAGCTATTTGGTAAGGAAAGCGTTCGGGTACTACAAAAAACAGAGTCTCAAGCTGATTCATTTTTTAGTTCATTTGCCAAGGCCAAAGGCACATTAGTTGCGGCTATTGGTGCTATTACTGCAGCCTATTACACAATGTCTTCAGCAATTGGACAAGCCGTAGAAGATGCAAAACTTACTCGCCAGATTGAAGCATCACTCAGGGCTACAGATGAAGCAAGCAAGGCAGCGGTCGACGGAGTTTTAGAATTTGCCGATGCACTAAAAGCGGCTACTGGCATTAGTGATGATTTAGTAAAACAAACATTTATTACTGCCAAATCATTTGGTGTCACAACCGATCAAGCCAAAGAACTAACCAAGGCGGCTATTGATTTAGCTGCAGCCACCGGCGTAGATGTTGAAACTGCAGTTAGACAACTTGGCGGTACACTTGATGGCTCGATAGGTAAGATTGGAAATCTTGGTAAAGAATTTAGAAACCTTACCAGTGACCAATTAAAAGCCGGCGACGCAATTGGTCTAGTCAACGAAAAATTTGGAGGAACTGCATCCAAAGAACTTGACACATATCAGGGCAGCATTAACTCTCTTAAAAATGCGTGGGATGATTTTCTAAAAATCATCGGTAAAACGGTTGTAAATTCTGACATAGCAAAAAACGCAATCGCCGGGCTTGCTAGTGTCATAGATTCTTTTAATGTATCTGTAACTAATACTAAGGATACTACTGAAAACCTTGATAAATCTATTGGGGTTTTATATGCGCTCGGCGCAAGTTCTAGCCAAATAGAAAAAGCTGTTAATGCTTCTTTAAAGGCTCAAGAAAGTTTTAACCAATTAGGTTCGTCCATTGGAAAACAGTCCAAGGAAATCGAGCAAGGGTTTGCCGGTATAGTTAATCAGGCGCAGGGTAGTACCAGCGCCATGGCTGATTTTGAGGAAAGGTTATCAAGTTTTCCAGATGCTGTTATTCCTCCGCTTCAAAAAACCGGTAAAGAGCTCGAAGAATTAAAAAATAAGGCAAAAAAACTTGCTGAAGAAGCACAAAAATTTAAAGAAGGTATCTTTGGAGATTTCGGCTCACAAGTAGAAAAAGAAGCTTCAAAAGCTCAGCAAGCTCTTTTAAAAGTACAAGAGTTTGAAAAACAAGGGGCATTGTCGGCTAAAGATGCTTATGATTTGCGCCTTAAAATTGCTCTAGACTTTAACCAAAAGCAAATCGAATCTGCGAAACGTGCCGCTGATGAAGAGAAAAAAACTTATGAAGAAGTATTGGCGTCCGCTAAAGCTGCAAATGACCAAATCCGAGCGGAGTTTGAAAAACAGCAAGTATTTTTAAAATCAGTATTTGAAAATCCTTTTGGAAATCTTGCCGATAAACTTGGTGCGCAGATTGCAAGGGCTGTTGAGTTTGCAAAATCTGGCATAGATATTGGTTCACCATTCAAGGAAGGCGAAATAGCTGCCAGTATATCCGGCGGTTTGGCTTTAGCGTTACAGGGTAAGGCCGGGGCTACTAAAGCGATATCTGGTATTGCCGACAAAATTGGCGCTTCATTCGGTATCCCCGGGCTTGGTGCGATTACCGAATTGCTTTCACAAGGCCCTGAGGCTACTAAAAAGTTTATTACAGAATTTATCAAATCTATTCCTGATATAATTCAGGCAATTTCTGAATCTATACCTGTAGTCGTTGAAGCGTTAGTTGATACGCTTGTAAACAAAGGCGGGGCTTTAAGGATTGGAATAGCTATTGCGAAAGCAATGGCAGGCCAACCTGTATTTGCCAAATTATCAGAAGAAATATTCGGTAAATCTGGTGAAGAACTCGGCAAAGCTGTCACTGATGGCGTGACAGAGTATTCAAGTAGCGCACAGGATGCTTTCACTCAGTTCTTTACTGAGATTGGGCCAGCCTTTGGAAGAACATTTGAAAGCCTTGGTAGAGACCTTGAAAACTCATTCGAAGGGTTCGACGATAGATTCAATAGTGCTATAAATTCTTTTGCCGTCAGCTTTTCTGGCGCTATAACTGATTTTATAAACGCTATAGGCCCTGCCTTTAGTCAATTCTTTAATGATATTGGGCCTGCACTTGAAATAGCATTTGGTGGCCTTATAACTGGAATTGTGGACGGTATTAGCAATGTATTTATGCCAATCGAGAACGCATTGCTTGGGCTGGCTGACATGATTCGGCAGTTTGCAGATTCTATTACACCACAAAATATTGGCGGCAGTGGTGGTGGTAAAGGTGTGATTTCTGAGTTTCTTGGGCTTGCTAAAGGCGGTATTGTATACGCCGCTCAAGGCACTTTAGCTAAAGGAACAGATACCGTCCCGGCGATGTTAACGCCCGGGGAGTTAGTGGTTCCAAGAGATATGGTCAGCGAATTAGGCGCTTATTTATCGGCTCAGCGTGACACTTCTGGAGCTAGCAATACCGCTATGCTTGCGTCTATACTGTCTGAGGTTCAAAAACCTATCGTCGTACAAGCCGAAGCTAAAGTGAATCAATCGGCTTTTGCTGATATAATTTTGCAACTGAACCGACAAAATGCGAGGCTAACGGCATGACGGTAAGCCAACAAAATGCTAGATTTTGTTTTAATAACTGGCTTGACTCTGGAGCGTTCACGTCGACTCCTGCGCAACCCGATTACCCTACGTCTAATCTATATGACCCCATTCGAAGTAAACTATGGAAAGCGTCGCTCACTTTCGAAATACCGGCGACGGCGAATAAGTTTTATATTAATGGGACGACAAAAACGATTACGCCGGGAAGCTATTCAAAATCAGAATTAACTATTGCTATAAATGCTTTAATATCTGGAATTGCCATAATCGCAACAGATGATGCCAATAAATTTTATTTTGATTCTTTAACTGCTTCAGACATTAGTTTAAATATTAGCAACCAAGCCAACGCTATTTGGAATATTTTGGGTTATTTTGGAACAGTGGATAGGTCGGGGCCAATAGTTGAAGCTGATGAGCAAAGAGCCTCAACAGGCGAGTGGTTCAAAATAGACTTAGGTTTACCTCAAATCGCCGATTTTTCTGCAATATTGCCAGAAGCTAACTCAGTTTTTAAAATGAGAACTTCACGCATAAGACTGCAGGGAAATAACTTAGACACATGGGATAACCCTCCTGTCGATCTTGATTACGAGGTTAGCGACTTTGGTGCTTTCATTGCTCCTAATGACGCTCAGCCTTGTAGATTTTGGCGCATATTTATTGATGATAAAAAAAATCGGTCTATTGAAGCTAACGTTTTGTATCTTGGTAGCGCAGTCACTCCTACAAATACAAATATTGCTGTCGGTTTTACACGTCAGCGTGAAGACTTGAGCGCAAGGCTTATTTCTGAATCCGGAGCTCTTTACGTTGACCGCCGACCTAAACAACTTGCAATTTCTGGCATGGGTGTCCAGTTTTTAAAAGATGAAGAGCTAGAGGAAATGGAGCAACTTTTCTATGACCTCGGAGTAGAAAACCCATTTTTCCTCTGCATTGATCCAAGAAAAAATGTCAGCCTAAAGCTCTCGCAAATGACTCACTACCTTTCTGTTACAAGCCCGCTGCAGCTACAGCACGTATTGCGTGGTTATTATAATTTATCGGTTGAAATGCGGGAGGTCATTTAATGAATATAGAACTGTACCCCCGCAACGCTTATTTTATCGTTATTGAGGCAATCAAAAGCAATCTTGGAAAATATTACAACGATACTTGGGGCGACCTAAATATGGTTCATATGAGAGTTTATAACAAGGTTACAGTGCCTTACGAATATAATTTAAGACTCGTTTTATCTAGCTACGAAAACGGAGCACCAATACACAGCTCAGATTGGTTCAAGTTTAGTAACGACGTAACAGGCCAAGTTGGAAACGATTGGCTTGGAGATATTATTTTTACTTTTCCAGAGTACCCGATGACAAATCAATTGGATTACTTTCTAAGTATGGAAACTCAGTTTTATAATCCTGACAGTGTTGAAACTTATTTGGCCGTATGGTGTGATTGGATGCAGCCAGTAGGCATTGAAAACACTGCCGGAGCTAGAGCCGCTATCGGAGTCAAGCGATGACGTTTGAGGCAGAAGCACAAAAATCAGCAAGTGAAAGATTTTTTTTAGTCAAATTAAAAGGGCGTGTCGGCTTAGAGCCAGTGTCTACAGCGACTCCAAACGTTTATAAAGCATATATTTTGCCAAAAAGCATTGATTTTTTAATTGAAGAAATCTACGTAAACGGCGCTTTAATACCTTCGAACAAGTGGTCTTTGGGCGAAGACGAATATGGTAAGTTTATATTAATAGAGTCAGCTACAAATCTTGCAGACTTAGATAACGTAACTTATTTTGAGCACGGTATCTATATGACTGGCGGCGTGGTTCGTTATACAACTTTAGTAGACTCCGGTATTGCTACAGCCTCATGGCTACCTAAGATTAAAAACTACCCTCAATTTTCGCAGTCTATGCGTGACATTGCAGAGGGAGTTTTCAGCCTAAGCAATACTTCAATTGACGTAATATCTACTGATACGTTTTTACAACTTAGTGCTGATAGTTACGCCAATGCCCCGGTTACGGTCTGGGCTTGTATAGACTCTCCAAATACAAACCGTCGAATATTTGACGGCGTCGTTTCCTCTATAAGTTATCAATACGGAGTTTGCACCTTTAACTTAATTGATACATTTAACACTCTTAAAGATTCGGCAGAATTTGGAGATAGGAAAGAAGCCTACAATTATAAAACAAATACTAGAACTCCATACATAAGCCAAGCCGACGAAAACAGTACGGCAACGCTTGTCGTTGGTCGGACTAGCCCATTAATTGTAAGCAATGGAGGCCGCCAGAGCGGAAACTATGGAGATTTTTATAAGTTTTTTCATTTGTCAGACGGACTCAGAGCTATACCGTTAACAGAAAATTTTGAGCAAGCGACGTCAGTTCAATTCTATTTAGGCAGAATGATAGGTAATCAACTTAAAAAACTTACATTCGGAAACATCATCAGGTCATATCGTCTTTATACAAATGGCGGTTATGCTGATTACGACAAAAACTACACAACGCAGGCTGTCGATTATCACCCTATTATTTTAATGTATTTAGATAATTTTAACGGTGAGATTGGCGACTATATACCTAACCTAACTATTACAGGCTCGGGTGCCGCTACCTATAAAGCATTTTGCTGCCATAACCAGCTATTTACATTTGAAGGTAATCTTTATAACTGCGCATTTGCTCCGGTAGTTTATAGCTATAATACAAATGATTACCGCATTTCCGGCTCAGTTAGCGTTACGCTTCCGGCGGCGAATACGGTTCCCTCAATATCGTTATTCTCTGAGGGTAACGGAGATATCCAATATAAATATGACCGGGTGGACAAGCCTAATCCAGCAAGTGCTGCGACGTTAGCGATGAAGTATAGTGGTAGATATTTGCCGTTTACGGTGTCTATTGCGAATAGCTATACCTATGGCGGTGAGATTGTAAGCCACGTTTACGCTACTGTATCCTCTGCAGATATTGGCGGGGATTTACCGGGGTCTTTGAGCGTTAAAGGGCGTTTTTCACCCTTCGAGGAAGTCTCTCACAGCAGATTTATGAAGTTTATTTGTAAAGCAGGCGGCTTAACAACTAATGATTCAACCTTTACTGCAGCCGATGCCGTATTTGGCGGCAAAGTTTGCTTGACCGTTCCTACTTTTGGAGAGACTGCCTACCCTAGCTACCTAGAAATAGCTCAAAAAGTTACTAGCTCGGTTCTCTCACTGTTGAGAATTAACAATGCTAGAGAGATTGAGTATTACGTTATGAAAGCGCTTGACGGTTTTTTTGCACCAAAAAAGAACCCCGTTAACATGTTACAAGGCTCTACTAGCTCAACTATAGATTTTCAAGATTTGGCGACTTCCGTCATCTTTACTAATCTAAACTTTAAAGAGGCTCACAAAAAAGACACGGCCTTGTATAATGCTACCGTTGATTTTCCTCGCCTAAAGTATTTTTTAAGAACTGAAAAAACAAAAAATGTCGACCATGTTTTAGACGATATGTCTAGTAGAAAGGACTTCGTAGCTAGATATTTTTCTACGTCGAATGTAGAATATACGCTAGCAACCTCAAGCGAAGATTTAGCGTCTAAAATTGGTGATATTATTGAAATTCAAAATAATAACGCTCTTATGACTTTTCCGGGGTACGCTATGATAACTAGCTTAGACCAGACTGGAAGCAAGACAAACGTTAAAGCCAATGGAAACGTAGGAGTATAAAATGGCTAACATTAAAAAACTATATTTTGCCAACGGCACGGACGTTACCGCACCAGACGACTTGGCTTTCCCTGCGACTGTGTACGCTAATGATGCAGCTTATGTTGCTGTTAATGGCGCCGCTGTTGACGGTGATTTCTACCTTAATAGCACGCTAAAAGCCTTGCGTGTTTATTCTAACGGGGCATGGCGCACTACGATAATGGCAACTGATGCCGCTGACGCCACCAAACTCTTTGGCGTTGACTTGACGTCAGCCACAACGGGAACGCAAGCTACAATAAAATTTAACAACACAACAAATAAAACTTACACTTTCCCTGATATTCAGGGAGAAGTTGTTTTAACGGTAGGCGACCAAACCGTCGACGGTAAGACTTTAACTAACGTCACTCTTAATCAACCAAAAGTAACGGGCGGCTCTATTGACGTTCCTGCAGCCGGTGCTTTGTCTGTTGGTTCAAGCATTGGTGCCAATAATTTGACGCTTGGTGGAGCAACTTCTACAGTTATCGTCTCGGGTAACTTGACCGTTCAAGGAACGACGACAACTATTGAATCTACAAACTTAGATGTAACAGACAAAAACATCACAGTAAATAAAGGCGGTAGCGATGCTTCCTCCGAGGGTGCTGGATTAACCGTTGACCGTGTTGGTACTGATGGATCTTTGATTTATAAGGACGCAGCTACAAATAAGTTTGCAATAGGAACTCTTGGCGCAGAAAAGGATATCGCTACTATGTTTGATATCACAGCGGCGAATTTAAGTGGCGTGGTAACACCGGCTAACGGTGGTACAGGTGTAAGCAATAACAACGCTGCGACATTAACAAGAAGCGGCAATCATGCAGTGACATTTACAACTACCGGGACAACAAGCCTCACCTTGCCAACAAGCGGAACACTTGCACGTGTTGAAGATATTGGAGCATCTGGTGTATACGGGCCGGCAGTATCTGACGTTAATAATTTTGTCCTCTGGGATAACACCACGGGCACATTAGTTAAAAACTCTCTTGTAACGCTGACAAATTCCACTATGACAGGAATTGGGTCAATTGAATTTTCAGATTTAAAACTTGGATCAAGTATAATTCAAACAACTGTAGCAAATTCAGATTTGACGATCATTCCTAACGGCACGGGAAAAATTCTTTTAAGAAGAAACGTAAGCGTTACAGATAATAATGGTATTTCTTTTAACGATGCAACTAACTCATTGTCATCTACAATCAAAGCACAATCAACTCTGACAAATAGCAGAGTGCATTTAATTCCTGACGACACAGGAAATATTGTTTTACATACGGCAACTCAAGATTTATTTAACAAAAAAATATCCTCTACCGAAGCTATCACGGGGGCCTTAAAACTTCCTGCTGGTACAGAAGCCGAACGCCCAACAGGTGTAAACGGTTACGTCCGTTATAACTCAACCTCGGATTCGTTTGAGGGTTACACAACGGCAGGTTGGGCCGCTATTGCTGGCGGCGGCGGTGGAACAATTGATAAAGTGCTTCAAGCAAGTCACGGTTTTGCTCTTGGTGATACTCTTTACTTAGTCGGCACTACTTACACAAAAGCAATTGCCACATCATCGGCAGCAGCAGAGGTTGTAGGCGTTGTTAGTAAGATTGTAGATGCAAATAATTTTGAATTAACGCTATCCGGAGAAGTTACCGGCCTAACAGGTTTGACAGCTGGAGAAGTTTATTTCTTGTCTGCTGCAACAGCTGGTCTTTTAACTGTCACAGAGCCAAGCACAATAGGTCAAGTTTCGGTGCCTGTTGGGATTGCATCAAGCACAACAAGCCTATACGTGGCTCCTAAGCGTGGCGTAGTGATTGGCGGTACAAATGCCCGAGCAAACGTATCGTTAACATCTGGCGCAACTACGAGCGTACAGAATCTTGCAGGATATGACGCAGGTGAGTTAACTGGCTGGGTGTTTATCTCAAGCGCAGCGCCAGTGCGGTTTTATGTCTCGGCCAAGTTTGCTAAGTCTGGATCTGGTGGTGATTATAACCTAAGTTACCAAACAACAGGTGATGTTCCTCCTGTCGGTTTTTCACTTCAAATCAGCACATCTGGACTTTTAAGTTGTACACTTCCAGCAAGTTCTGGAACGACAAGCGTTATCAACTACGCTCTTAATGCCCCTGCAATCGGCGCAAGTTTCCCGCTGACTGTTGATGCTGGCACAATCTTGAGTGGTACTGTTGCATCTGCAAGGCTTCCGGCTGGTCAGTATCCAGGTTCTACTGCTGGCACTGCGATTGCTGCTGGTTATGTTGGAGAATCTTATAACCTAAAGACATCCGGAGATATTTCTATAGGCACAGCAAATACAAACATTCTTTCCCAGTCACTAGGTGCGGGAACTTGGCTTATAAATGCAGGTGTTACTATGTTATCGGCGACGACAAATACTGGTTTTGTAGCTATCTATCAAAGTGCAACAACTAACGTAATAAGCGCAGAGACTTCGGCATACTTGAATAGTACAAGAGCATTTGCTGGGGTATCTCATGTTGTAACTTTATCTGCAACAACAACTATCGGTGTTGTTTCTTCAGTTAATAATGGTTCGGGAACGGCGGGAGCACAAAGGTGCTATTTAGTTGCTACAAGAGTCGCTTAAAGGTGCGCATGTTAACACACTTAGCCGGTTTAAATTAACGAATCAAGAATATCATATGGAGCAACCAATGTCATCATCAGCTTTTACCCCTACACAAACGCAGATTACAAATAATGTTCCTACAAATGTTCCTATTGTTGAAGCAGGGCAAGATTATACAGGAGCGATCACCGGGGGTGGAAGTGCTACATATAATTATGTCTCTAGAAAATGGAGAAGAGTTGGCGATAGTGTACAAGTAAACTGGTATTTTTCTGTTACTGCAACTGGTTCAGGAGCATCTAATTTATTGTTACCTTTGCCAACTGGCATGACTGTAGATTTTACTAAAACATCAAATGGTCAGATTATTGGATCTGGTTACAGGCTTAGTGGAGGAACTAAAAACGCAGCATTTACTCCAAGAGTTGTGACGGGAACATCAAATGCATTTGTTATTGAAACTTCTTCAGGTTCAATTCTAACGGGGAGTGCAGTTGTATCAGGTGAAGAATTTAATCTAACTGCAACAATAGCAATCTCAGAATGGGCCGGTTCCGGCACCACTACACTAGCGACAAGAGCGGTTGAGGAATATGCGGCAGCAACTAGCGGTACATGGGATGCAAATGCTACAGCAGCACAAACTATTTATGGTTTAGAAGGTGCACCAATTACTGGAGCAATAAGTGCAGCTTCCAGAAACAAAGTTGTTCGTTTTCAGTCACCAATTTTGCCAACAGATAAAATATTTTTAGAAATTTACAATTTAAATGGAAATCCGGGATGGGTTAGCCATACAGATATTGGCTTTGGTCTTGTACAACAACTTAACCAAGTTTATGGAGCACAAATCAACCCAGTAAACGCTGGGTTTAATACAGATTGTATTGTTTATTTTTATCAATTTTATTGCCCCGCTAGTAATGCTTATGGTGGAGCAGGTCAGCAGTGGAGTAATGGACTTAGATGGCGTCTGCGAAAAGTCTCCGGCGGAGCCCAAGTAGGCTACCCCGTCTCATCTAGAAATATAGTTGGGGATACCAGCGGAAGTGTTGTGCCGGTAGGAATGCTGGGGGAGTCCTATACAGATACAACAGCAAGTGGCAGCCCAGTATCTCTAACTACCTCAATGGGAACACAAATAACTAGAACTCTATCTGCGGGAACATGGCTATTATTTGCTTCCGTTCGTACTGACTCTCTAACTACAGGTGATACAATTGGACTTCAATGGTCAGATTTACTAGGAAATGCTGACACGGTATATTCAAGCGGGGGAGCTTCTATTTCTATGTCTATTCCCCCGAGAGTTTATATAGCTAGCGGATCAACTGCACTTAATTTTCAAGCAAGCAATACAACAGCCTCCCGTGGTAGGTGCTGGAGTAAAGTAGTTTATGTACGAATCGCCTAATCAGGAGGAATAAACATGACAGCTAAAGCACAATTACAATCATCAGGTGACGGTACTGCGATACCGGTGGGGTATGTTGGGGAAACAAAAACTATATCACAGCCATCAAATACAAATTTTCCAGCCTCGGATGTTTTTGGAGACATCGGTTCATTTCAATTAACTCCTGGTATTTGGTTGTTGTCTGCATCTATGATGTATTCCATGGACAATGACGTTACCAATTTTTCATACGGTACTTTTGGATTTAGTACTACGTCTGGAAACTCATACCCCGATCAATTGTTCGATATGTCTAACTTTAATTATATACCGAGAGGATTCGGGCGAACTGTTGATAACTTTGTTATTGGGACAGTTTCAGTTCCTTGTTTTTATGTAAATATTTCAGCATTAACAACCTATTATCTTAAGATTATGCCTGGAACTTTTTCGGGAACTGTACCCCAATATAAAGCAAGCGCAAGAGCAGTAAGAATCGCCTAAGAGGTACACATGTTTACACGCATTGCCAGTTTAGTTTTATGCCTGCTTGCTTTGTCGTGCTCAAAAAAGCCTGCGCAATCTCCTGACCAAATTGAGCCTAAGATTAAAGCTAAGGCTGAGCTTTACAAATCCCTACATAAAGGTTGGGCGCACCAAGGCGGTTGCGACTCTTTAGCGTTTACAGCTTTATGCAAACTATCAAGCGGATGCCAAGAGGCAGATATTTTACAAGCTGAAGGCGAACCCGGGCGCTGGTATCGTAATCCTGGAAAGCGTTGCTATGATGACGGCCAAAGCAAATCAGACATTTCTAAAGACATGCTCATGATGCTTTTCCCGTATCTCTACGCTACCGGCGATAAGCAAAACCTCACTGAGATATATGAGTACGGAAAAGCCAACGGCAATGTAATGGGCCGTGGGCCTATTAGCCGTACATTCATGACTCCTCCCATGGTCTTTTTGCTTCAACGGATGATTGGTTTTAATGTTTCGGTAAAATCGGAAACACCTGTTATCAAAAAAGCAGGGTTTGAAAAACACCTTGATGCCGTAGCCTTGTTAACAAAAGCAATGGTAGGTGATGGCCTTAATTTAGTTGAGTATGAAGAAATTAGAAAATACTCACAAGAAAGCCCTAGAAACGCCTTATTCTCCGCCTTGTATAACAAGCACCGTGACGGCAACCAACAGCAAGCAATTGATATCTTGCTTGATGGGTCTTTATTTCCTAGTGATAGACTTCCGACAAGCAAAGAGCGCTGCGAGGAATACCTATGGCAGCGTGATAATGATCCAAAAGATTGGGGCCCTTGTGATGCTAATAGAACTCATGACGGCGTCGATTTTTTATTCGCCGCCTATGTTGCCGGGCAAATTTAATGATATAATTGTTCTCATGGTGAAGAAACTTCATGAGAATATTAATCATCTAATGTTGGCGCTGATAATCGGCGTTGCTAGTTTAGGTGTATCTTTTATCGGTGATATGTCAAAAAACATCCAAATCATGGCCGCCAGTGTTGAACAATTAAATATCAGAATGGCAACCGTATCTGATACGATGAAAGATCATGAAGTACGTATTAGAGACGTTGAAAAAAATACTTTTAAGAAAAAGGACTAAACGCATGGAAGCGAAAGAACTAAAAGAGGCCCTAAAGTTTATTTGTGCACTCGCTAACTCAATCGGCGAAGTAGCTAAAGACGGCGAAATTGGCCTTGGCGATGCTACTCATCTTATCCCTTTGCTCTATAAGCTACCTTCTGCTGTCGACGGGATGGCAAAAATCCCTGAAGAAGTTAAAGAACTTTCAAGCGAAGGCATGGCTGAACTTGCTCAAATGATCAAAGATGAGCTCGATTTGCCGCAAGATAAAATTGAATTCGCTGTTGAAGAGGGCATTGATATTTGCCTAAAACTTTATGCGCTGGCGCAAAAACTCAAAGGCTAATTTAGTCTTTAACGCCTGCCACAAGGGGGGTCGTTCCCCCTTGCTTTTTTTGAGTAAGAAATGAAAGAATCAGATTTACTCAGCTACGCTTTATCTTCCTTAAAACTATCCGGCCTTGTTGCCTGGAGAGTCCCAAATGGGCCAGTTTTACATTCTATCGGCAGCAATCAAATACGCAAAAAAAGCCCGATCAAAGGGTTTCCCGATATCGCTGGCGTAATGCCAAACGGTAAGTTTTTTGCTATTGAGCTCAAAACGCCTAAAGGCCGCCTAAGCCCCGAGCAAGTTGAATGGATTAGTAAGCTAAACATGTCTAGCGCAATGGCCGTAGTGTTGCGCAGCCGGGAAGAAATTGACGAGTTTATTTCTGCAGTTTCAAAAATAAAAATACCGCTAAGTGTTTAGTCTAGCGGTATTCGGGTGACCTTCATTCTAACGGACTAGAACTCAGTTCGAATAAATCATATTAAAAAATTAATGGCCCCGCAACTGCAAAGCCATTCAAATAACCTATATTTCATGCGGAGTTTCTCATTTGAACACAAATATCGTACCATAAATAGCATGAAACTTCGAGGGCTAGACATTGATGACCTTTTCGTCTTAGTAATGTTGGGCGATGACATTAGTGTCACAGAAATAGGCAAGAGGCTTAACATCACCCAACCTGCGGTTTCTCAGCGCATCACAAAAATAAAAAGCATAACCGAAATAAATCCGGTTATGCGTTTTTCAAGACACCTTAAAATGACAA